CCATCAACATAACTAACGCAGGAACGCAGTATACTTACGAACCAACTATCAATCTAATCAGTGGTAGTGGTGCTGTTGCGTATCCATCAATCATTAATGGAAAGATAGAGAGTATAATTGTTACATTTGGTGGTAGTGGATACTTCGGTCCTCCCGATGTTGTTATTACAGGAGACGGAGTTGGTGCAACTGCGTTTGCCACTGTTGACTTAAGCACAAATATTGTTACTGGTATTACTGTGTCAAGTAAGGGTGTTGGATATACTGCGGGTTCTACTAGAGTTGACATTGTATATCCTGGCTCAGGTGCACAGTTCCAAACTAGACTTACAGAACTATCCGTAAACGAAGCAGCAACTGGATTTGAATTAGGCAGTAATACATTTGTATCACCCAAGACTACAGACCCATACGGAGGTGCATGTTTCCAAGGTGAGAACTTTATCATCTATAGTGGAGAATACGGATATCTCTATAACCCTAAACAAATTAGATTCTTACTTAAAGATAGTATTGGTCTTGATAATAACAATGTATTACAGGAATTGCCTCCTACTGTACACTCTCCTATTATTGGTTGGGCGTATGACGGACATCCTGTTTACGGACCTTACGGATATGAAGATCCAGAAAATAAAGCACCATTTAACTCATACAAACGTATTCGTAGTAGTTACAGAGTAATTACTGCTAGAGCGTCCATTCTAAGCGGTCTTACAGACCCTCTAGGGACGTATATTGAAGATTATGAGTATGTGGAAGGTTTGGGTGATTTAGACCGTTATAATGGCAGATTCTGCGTTACTCCAGAATACCCAAATGGCGTATACGCTTACTTTACAACAATTACAGGTACAGATGGTCATCCCGCATTTCCATACTTTATAGGACCTGAGTTCTATGGTGAAGCAGATAAAGTAAACTGGGATGGTAATGGTTTACAGAAAAACTTTACAGAAGACGCAATACGTTACAGAGCTCCATATATCGGTGTTGATAACATTGTTGCCAAGAGAAAGCAATTAGACGAGAAGATTGACTTCTTCCTTACATTGGAAGATAGCACCACTCTTATTGTAATGGAGACTGGTGAGACACTTACATATATTGAAGATGGTATTGGATATTATAGTTACTATCCGTTTATAAAAGGTGGAAGTGCGGATTCTTTAGTTGTTTCTGCAACTAACAAATATTCTTCAGCGGGTGTTGACCAGTATCTTGTAGAAGGTGGCGGTAAAGAGTATAAGGTAAACGATAGATTAGAGTTTGACAATACTGGAACTGGAGGAGAAGGTGTAAGTGCTACTGTTGCACAGGTAGAGGGTGTAGCGGTTTCTAGTCTTGCTAATGTTTATACAGCGACTTCTGCATTGGGAAATGATTTGTATTATGGAAATATTACATGTGACACCACACACTTCTTACAAGTGGGAGATAGTGTTACAGTCTCCGCAACTGATAACTCATACACTAGAACATTAAAGAGTAAAGTTATAAATGGTAACTATCACTTTAATTATTTTGATCTTAATAGTATGACGATAACTGATGCATGGGCATCAGGAACAGCGTATAGCACTGGTGATTTAGTATACGTTGCTAATAGAGTGTATGAAGCTCAGCATCCCGCAGGAACATCTGGTGCAGGAACAGGTCCTACACATACATCAGGAATAGCATCTGATGGTGGCGTATCATGGAAATATCTTAGAATACGCACAGATGGTAATTTCTTCCAAGACGGATGGACTCAAAACTCAGCAGGATCTGGTTATTCAAATGGTACATATGAGAATGTTCCACTCAAAAATATTTCTAGTGATGGAATAGGAGCAAAGGCGACTGTTGTTGTATCCAGTAATTCTGTATCATCTGTCACTATCACAAGTTTTGGATATGGTTACGACATTGGAGATACTTTAGAAATAGAAGATGTTAATATTGGAAACAACGGTGGTTCTGGATTCCAAATCACTTTGACTAAGGTACAAAGAGAAGTCCAATGTAAAACAAATTTAGCACATCAACTTCATACAGGAGATATTGTCAATATCTCAGGAGTTGATCCTGTAGGTTATAACAAAGCAAATTATGTTGTTGTGAGAGTAGACACTCTTAATAGATTTACTGTTAAGAGAGACTTTGCTACAATCGCTGCAGCAAATGTTACAACAGGTAATAGTGGAGGTGCTGCAGAGGTCAATGTCAATGAACCAAACCTAGATCTTATAAATGGGCATTCATATGTCTTTGATACATCACATGCAAGTAATGTTAATAAAGTTTTATCGTTTACTTTAGATCCAAGTAATACAGATGTACTAACTTACAAAAATGTTATTGATGAAGTTAGAGATGCGATAACAAATGAGCAAGACTCAATAACTCTTAAGATGGTAGATTTGCCTGGCATATTCTACTATCACAATATAAAACACGAAATTGTATCACCACGAACATATACGGTTATTGTTCAAGCAAAAACAACATCACATCCATATAACGGTTATGGATCTGGTAATGGATATTATATTTCTGGAGATAAGTATGGATCTGTAACTGAGGCTCCTATACTTACAATGTCTCGTGGATTGACCTACACATTTAATCAAACTGCTGCATCTAATAACACTCATGCAATTTACTTCTCAGAAAGTGAAGATGCAAAAGGCGGTATAAACAGATATGAAACTGGAGTTGTTTATAAAATTAATGATGTTGCAGTATCTTGGTCAGATTATAACTCACAGTTTAGTTTAGCAAGTACACTAAGTCGTAGTGTAGAAATAACTCCTTCGGCAAACTCTCCAGACACATTATACTATGTTTGTCAAAATCACCTTGCAATGGGTAATGCTATTAGTGTAAAGAGTGATATTTCAAACAGTAGATTCTTTAATGTTATTAATGATCCAATATTAGGAACTCATACAATAACAACAAAAACAGATACTGGTTTCACCTACCTGTTAGCGGTTGCTCCTGAGTCTGGTTATAGTACAGGTGTATCATACTCTACAAATTCAATATATCCATCTGGCGGTATTGCAACAATAACAATAGGTGACCAAGGTAGAAATTATCAATCATTACCCAAATTAAGTGGATCTAGTCGTTCTGGTTCTGGTGCAACTGCGATTGCAACAATATCTGGTGGATTATCAAATGTTGCTGTAACAAATCAAGGATCTGGATATAATCAAGGCATTCCTCCTACTTGTGTTGTAACATTACCAGATTTTGTTGACATAACACTAGAAAACGTATTAGGTAACTTTATAACAGATGAGATTGTTATAAGCAAAGAAAAATTAGATAATAGCACTGCTAGAGGAAAAGTTCTTTCTTGGAACCCAATTACATCGGTATTGAGAATACAACCATTACAGAATACAAGAACAGGTGCAGGACAAAAAGGATACTTGATGTTCAATGCAGGTACATCATATAGTATTAACCCATCACAAATTGACGCGGTAGGATATGCTGATCAATTTGAGTTTGCATCACATAATGCAAAAACTGGAGATCCAGTTAAGTATGTCTCAGCTGAGACAGCTGCAGTCAGCAATATGACAGTAGGACAAACATACTACATTATTAACATAGGTAGTGCTGATCGTGTCAAATTAGCATCTACACCACAACTTGCAGAAGCAGGAACCGCAATTACTATAACCAATTCTGGAACTGGTGCACAAGCGTTTCTTCTTAGATCTAGAATTTACACAGGTGGTAGCACAGTCGCAGTTATCAGTTCTTTATCAGGAACACAGGCAACAGTAACACCTGTCGTATCTGGTCTTGGTAAAATCACAGCAGTAAACAAAACTGCTGCAGGAACAAACTATAGAGCAGCACCTAACGTTATATTTGATGATCCTTATTACGGCACAATCGCAACTGTCTCAATACAGTCTCAAACTGCGACAGCGTATACTGCTAATCAATCCTTCACAGGTATCACTCAAAAGTCAATAGCAGGAACAAGTGCAACTGGTGCTGAATTTACAATAAACACTGACAGTAATGGAACTATCACAACTGTAACAGTTACCAACGGTGGAACTGCATACAACATTGGGGATGATATTACAATATCAGGAGCAGACTTGGGTGGAACTGATGGAACACATGATGTAGTTTTGGATATGGCAACAATGACATATCCAGATGTGGTCTCAACTGCGACTCTATTAGATGCATCTATTGATAGTGTTACAGTAACAAACGGTGGATCTGGTTATCTATCTGCACCAACTATTACTGCACAAGGTGGTAATGGTATTAATGCAGAATTAAATGCTATAATTGTAAACCAAGGTGTAGAAAATATACTAGTAGGTGCAGCAGGAGAACAATTCCAAAGTGCACCAATTATTAACATAGAACAAAAATCAGGATCTGGTGCATCTGTATTGCTCAAATCATCTGATTTGGGACAAATACTTAAAATTAGTGGTGACAATATTACATACAACTACAGTCACGATAGAACACTAAAACCACAATTAAACACAACATATAATCTACAATTAATTAGAACACAAATTATAGATTACTTTGATGTAATAAATGGTGGTGCTAATTTTGTATCAGAACCAGAAATTATTCTTGAGGGTGGTCAAGGATCTCTATTTGAGTTAGAACCACTAATTCTTAATGAAGTTATACAATCGGTAATCGTCAATAATCCTGGCAGAGGATTTACATCTGCACCAACAGTAAAAGCAAGAGTAGCTCATAGTTTTGTTGCTCTTAACTCTAACAGCACACTTAACTTCCCATATAACGCAAAGATACCAACTGGAACTAAGGTAAATTTAGTTCAAATATCTGGAATATTACCTCCTCCATTTGTTGAGGGTACAACTTATTATGCTGTTGCTGCTACTACTGCAAACGGACTAGCAAATAACCAGATCAAACTTGCAACTAGTCTTGCTAATGCAAACACTGAGACTACCATAGCAATGACAGGACCTCCACTAGGAGATCCTTTAACTGGACAGAGTGTATTCCAATTACAAACTACAGATTTAGGTGATAGTATAATTGCATATATGAAACCCGCTACATTCTCTATTGGTGAGAGAATCTATCAGGGTGCTTCTACAACGTCATACACTGCATATGGTGTTATAAAAAATTGGGACGCTAGTGGTAGAGTAGTAAGTGTAGAACTCATAGAAGGTGACTTTGTAGTTGGTCAACCTGTATTTGGTGAAGAGTCTGCTGCATTTGGTCAAATACATGCATTTGACAGAGCAGATGCCAATTTTGTTGTGTCACCTATCAGCACATCTGCTGCAACTTGGGAGAAAACAACTGGATTCTTAGATCTTAATGAACAACGTGTGTATGATAGCGATAGATTCCAAGAGTTCTCATACGATATATCTTCATCAGTCAATATTACAGATTGGAAAAATCCACTTAAATTTGCTGCACATCCTGCAGGATTTAAGGTGGTTGGTACACAAGTATTGACACAATCAGTTAAGAAAGAATACAGACCAAGATCTGTTACCAATCAAAGTCCTAGCAATGATTATGATTGGTGGATACAACAGACAAATAGTGTAGGTACTACATTTAACGGAACTACATTTATAACTCCAAAACCATCTTCTAAGAGAACTGCTAAATTAGCAACTATCAATAATTTTGCATTATCAAAACCAGATTATACTGCTTTGGTTCCAACAGAAGTTTCTATCTACGGAAAACAATTATTAGATGTTCAGAAAATCTTATCTTGCATCTCATATAAGATGGATGATGTAAGTGATAGAACAGTATCCTTTGATGGATCCAGTTCTTCTGTAGTAGATGGAACAACAGATAGAATTACAATTACAAATCATGGGTTTGTAGCAAATCAAAAGGTAACGTATACCTCTGGTGGTGATAGATTTTTAGATGCTAGAGATTTAATTGTAAACAACATTGATTACATTATAGAAGAAAGTATTGGTTATCTAAAAGCAACATATCCTAGTTTGAATTTAGATCCAACACTAGAGTCTAAATGTGCAAGAGATACAAGACTTGTAGTTGCTGCGTGGACTAACGATCTTAAGTATGGTGGTAATTACTTTAGTAGGGATGCTGCTGAACAGTATACCAATGGTACAAATGTTCAACATGTTCAAGGAGAGGAATCTGAGACTGTTGCAACATTTAATAAAGCAAGAGACTTATGCTTACTAGCAGTCACTAATGACCTTCCAGTCGGCACATATACAAATATAGTCCCACAGACAGATCTAAGCATTACAAACGATTCTGGAGGGTGTACAGACGTCAAGAGTGCTATTACTACATTAGCAGGAATAGTTACAAATGCTATTAGCAATCCATCACAAGCATTACCCACTCAGGATATCGGTAATTATCCAAATAACAGATACAATACTCCTATTGGTGGATTAACACATAATGCTCAGTATTACATTAGATACGTAGATGCTAATACAATTGAACTATCAACAACTATCAATGGTAGTGCTATTGACTTGACCTCACAGGGAGGAGGGGTAGGACATGCTCTAAGATGTTTTGTAGATGGCACTAATGATTCATTTAGATTGCAAATTGATGGTGTAGATCTTAATACTAAACTTGGTAAGACTGCTCAAAAATCACAATTACTACTTTCAGTAAACGGTCTTATTGCAAATCCTGCAACCTATACATTATCAAATAGTATTGTTACATTTGTTACACCTCCATTATCTGCAACTAAAATTATTGCAATGTATTTTGATCGTTCATCTTACAGTGGTTCATTTGTATTAGATCAAATAGGAGACGAGATTAAAACATTTGGTACAGGTTATTCTGGAACAGGAACACATACGTTTGTAAGTGGTGTTACCAATGCAATACAGATTACAGGTGGTGGTCAGAGAACTGCATTATCTGGAACTTCATACAATCCTCTAACTGGTTTATTAATTATTGATATTGGTTCTCATAGTTTTACTACAAGCGATACAATTACCATTGCAGATGGTGGTGTTACATTTACTTGCGATGCAGACAACCATGCTTCTGAGCATTCATATCCAAGATCAGGAGATCCTGCATCTGGTAAGATCCTTGCTATTCAAACAGTTACAGCAACTACTATTACTGTAGACGTTGGTATATCCAACGATGAACCAAATGAATTAGCGGGTGGTAAAGGATATAGTGATGGAGTATACAGTGCTGTACCACTCAAGAATAGACTAGGTAGTGGAGTTGGTGCTACTGCTGATATCACAGTTACCAATGGTAGTGTCACAAATGTAAAACTTGTATCTGGTGGTAATGGATACAATAATACAGATGTATTAGGTATTACCGATCCTCGTGTTGGAGAGCAATTAGTAAAACACTTTATTCCGTCTACTGCTACATATGCTCCTGCATCTGGTGAGATGGTATTGACCATTGGAGCAGGACATGGTTTGTCAGCACCTACAACACATACACCTACAGGTGCAACCTATGATCCAAACACAGGTCTTATGGTTGTGACTATTGCTAATCATGGACGTGTTAATGGTGATCAAGTCAAGTTTGCAGATGGTGCAATCAGATTTAGTTGCACTTATGGTAGTGGAGGTAATGGCGATTATCCACGTTCTACCGACTATGCATCAGACAGATGGTTACAGGTATTTGACTGCACTACAAATACATTTACAGTCCAAGTTCTTGATAGTATTCCCTCTACTGATCTAAGTCCACATACATTTGTATCAGCAGTAAACAATAGCGTTAAGTTTGCAGTATCTACAGTCAGAATTGCTAATGAATCATTACAGTTTAGTTGTTCTTACGGTGGTGGTGGAACTGCATCATATCCACGTCCTACAGATCCTATTGGTACACAAGGAAAAATGAAGGATGTACCAGTTGAAGCAGTGGGATCTACTACTATCACAGTCAACGCACTAAATGGAACAACAGCTACAAACACTGACAGTCATACATGGGTAGGACTTTCAACATATCAATTCCAACCAACAAACATCGCTTACACACCTAGCACAGGTGAGATGGTTGTTACGATCACTGGACATCCATTCATCAAAGGTGACAGAATACAGTTTGCTACAAACTCACTATCATTTACATGTGCTAAGGACAATAATGCAACTACACACACTTATCCTAGAGTTGGAGATCCTGCAGAAGGAGCATGGCATACTATTGATGCTGTAAGTGGAGATACGTTTACCGTATTTGTAGGTGAATCTTCTGATACATCAGCACATACATTTACAGGTGCCACTTCTACAGCTGTCACAAGGGCAGTTGTTAGTTACGGTGTTTACAAGTATAGCAAAGGTGCAGACGCAGGAAATCTACTTAGACTTAATCAAGAGTTTATTGCTACAACTGCATACGGTAGAATGCAAGCAGATAATCCATCATTCTCTGGCATCTATAAGACTAAGTGTATTCGTGATACAAAGTTACTAATAGATGCAGTAGCAGATAACGTAGAGTTTGGTGGTAATGATGCGACTTATGATGCTGCTAACTTCTATGTTGGAACAGTTCATCTATCTGGAGAAGAAGGTCAATCAGTTCAAGTATTCAATCATGCTAGAGATATTTGTCGTCAGGTTATGCGTAACCTTACAGTTACTACAAACTCAGATACTGTAGGAACACAAATCACAGACAATACAATTAGTGTTGACAATGGAACATCAACATACTCAGAAACATGCTGTATCGACGTAGCATCTACAATAACAACATTATGGGGTATTGTTACACAGGCAGTAGGAACTGGTGCTCACACCTTTGTACAGTCCACATCTGGTAACATAACCGTTACTGGTGGTGGTAGCGGACCTTTCACTGCTGTTGCTCCAACAACATATGATAACACTACAGGTCTCATGGAAATGACCATTGGATCTCACTCACTTACAACAAGTGATACAGTGACGATTGCTGCCAACTCAATGACATTCACATGTGAAAATGACAACAACACAGCACAAAAAACTTATCCACGAACAAGCGATCCTGCATATAATACAGCAGTTGCTATCACTGCGGTTACAGCGACAACAATTACAGTAAATGTTGGAACCAACACTGGTAATTTGACAGGTATCACTAGAACAACATCTTCACAACCATTCTTCCAGATTGGTGTCTCAGATGTCGCATTTGATGGGAATGATAAGACATTCACAACGCAGTCAGGTGGATCTACACAAGTATTGCCAGCTAGTGATAATTTCTTGATATTCTTGAACAGTACATTGCAAATTAAAGGCAGCACACAAGCATACACATATACTGGTAGCGAAATAACATTTACAGAGGCACCTCTAGCAGGAATGGACTTCTATGGATTCTATTTTGGTAAATTAACGCAGTTAGATGAAATTGCACCTTTCTTTGATAATAAAAAGAAAACATTTACGATGACACAGAATACTGAACCATTCTCTCTAGAAAGTGACAACGCAGCAGTTCAAGCACAAAATAACTTATTGATATTCTTAAATGGTGTATATCAAGAACCTGGCGTTGCATATTCATTGA